AGGATTAGTAGTAGCTAGTTCTCGGAATGGCTCCATACCTTTCCACATATCATCAAGGTCAGTTTGCTTTCTTGTTACCCTGTTCATAGCCCTGACTAGACGCTGTGAAAAAGCAACACCTACTGTATCTTCAGCAAGAGTAGCAAGAGGAGAAGCCAAACGTCTAAACCTAACAAGAGTTTTCTGTGCTTCAGGTATAGTACGTCCTATGTCAGCAGCAAGACGACCAGTAGTCATATCTAGTAGGTCTTGACGCAACATAGCCATGTCATTAAGGTTCTCAAACGGCTCGTCTAAGGTCTTACGCAAGTCTTTGATAGCTTTGTCTGAGCGTACTACTTTGTTTAGCTGACGAACGTCCACACCCATGTCTTCAGCGTACCCTTTCATGCGCTGATAGAAAGGTGCTAAGTCTTTAGGTAATGCTCCTTGTCTGCCTACAACATCCCCAAGAAACTCTATCTCTCGCATCAGTAGCTGAGTAGCTAACTCTGCATTAGTTATATCTTCAGGCGCTCTGTTTACTTTAGCTTCTTTAACAAGTTTATTTTGAAGTCTAGCGCGTTCAATATTAAATTCTTCTATTGTTCTAAATTTTCCTGCAAAAGAAGGATCAACAAGCTTGTCAAGACCTCTACCAAGAAGGTTACCAAAACCACCGTACAGCAAAGCACTAGTAATACGTCCTTCACCTCCTTCACCAGAAGCTAAACCGTATATTACTCCTTCAGCAAGTCCTTGATCTGCAATAGAGTACATCCCAAGTTTAGTAAACCCTCTTGATAAACCTACGCCTGTACCAAGTGTACCAAGAAACTCAGCAGCAGTACCAATTTGACCTGCTTCTGGGTTTTGTTCTTTAAATACTGTACGTGCAGCTTCATATCTAGCTTTAGCTTCTCCGTAAGATTGATCTGTTTTTGCAGCAGTTACAGCACTAGCAAGTTCACCTAACAAACCAAACGTAACACCTTCACCTAATTCAACAGCAATGCCCTTGTAACGCTCAAACTTTTCATTTTCCATTTCACCAAAAATATCTTGAGCTTTTTGTGGAATAACAATTTCAGATTTTTTAACGGCTACAGGTTGTTTAAACAAGTCTCTTGCTTCTTGTGGAATAACAATACCTGTAGACTTTAAAGGGTCTGCTAGTTCCCTGTCAGGTACAGTTACTTCCTGAAGCAATTCAGTAGGTACTTGTTGTCGTTCAGGTGTAGTAACTTCAGCCAAACGCTGATCCATAGTAGACGTGTAGTCTGTATATGGTGCAGGTACTTCTTGCTGCTCACGTTCAGGTACTTCTATGTTCTCAAATAAAATCTTCTTAGCTCTTTCAGGCACTACAATATCTTGTAGTAACTCTTCAGGAACTTTCTTAGCATCTACGTTTACTTCTTGTAGTAACTCTTCAGGTACACGATCACGATCAGGTACTTCAATGTCCTCAAGCAGTATCTTTTTAGCTCTGTCAGGTACTACAATATCTTGTAGTAACTCTTCAGGAACTCTTTTAGCGTCTACAATTATTTCTTGTAGCAATTCTTTAGGCACACGCTTTGCTTCTACTGCTATTGATTTTAATAAGGTAGTAGGTGCTTTCTTTCTTTTAGGTACTGATACTTCAGATAAAGACTCAGGAACATCGTAGTTTTCTTTTAAGGTTTTAACATCTATACGCAAAATTTTTGCAACTTGCTCTGGAGTAGCGCCTAGATCAAAAGATTTTTGCACTAACTTAGGAATTAATGATGGGTTTTCTACGTCACCAATCCACTGATTCCACGATCTGTCACCTAAGTTGTTATATTCTACTAACTCTGTAACAGTAACACCAAAAAGATCAGCTACTTTTTGTTTAGTGTCTCCCTTTTTTACTTTGTATGCTTTAGGTATATCAAGTATATTATTCCAATAATAAGTATCTGTAGCCTTTTCTCTTTTAGGCACAGTAATTTCTGACAAATTGTTTTCTGTGTTAGTTTGTGCCATGCTAGTAATTCCTAGTTATTTAGCGACCAAATCCTTCTGCGTCTCTGCGATCTCTAAACGGTTTTTCTCTTCCTTCTTGAGCTATTTCTCTGCCTCTGTCTAGCGCAGTCTGTCTGTCTGTAGGATCATTAGGATCAAGTTGAGGGTTAGCTTCAAGAATTAAAAGGACAGCCGCATTTTCTCTATTACGGTCTGCTTCCACTCTATCAGCATAAGCCGCAGATTTAGCAAAAGGACCGGGGTAGTTTTCTTTAAGCCATTTTTCTACAACAAGTCCAACTTGTTCTGTTGTTTTACCAACAACTAAATCTGCAACTTCAGCTTTTTGTTCGTCGTTTAGATTTTCAATAACTTCAGTAATATCGTCAGAAGTAATATCAAAGTAATCTCCGCTTGCAGCAATACGATTCATATAGTAGCTAACAAGACCTTCAGCTTGGTCTGCTTTTATAGGATCAAGATAAGCAGTAGCTTTGTCCACTTTTTTCTGTCTATTAGTTTCACTAAAAGTTCTCCAAAGCTGTCGTTGTTGTAGCCTGTCTTTGGGAATTTGAAGACCTTCTTTTTCCATTTCTTGTAGCTGTGCTTCTGAAGGTGCTTTTATGTCGGCCATATTGTTTTTGTGTGTTTCGTTTGCTAATTCAATTTCTTGTTCTTTTTTTCGTACATCTTGAACTACTGTCTGATAGCCTGCGTCTACTAATTCTTTAGCTTTTGCATCCCAAGTTTTTCTATCCTCAGAACCTTCCGTTCCAAACTTAAGTTGTTCTAAGCTAGCCCTAGCTAATTTTTGTTTTGCTCCACTTATTTTTGCGTTTATTTCTATTTGTTTAAGTTGAGCTGCAACAACACTGCTTTTTGCTTTATCACCAGCACCAACAAGAGTTGCAGCATCAATTCCTCTTGTTTGTTTAGCAAGATTAACCATCTGCTCTTCAATAGACTCTATTTGATAATTTGCTGCTTCTATTCTAGATTGATCGTCAGACTGTAACAATATATTTGCTTGCTCATTCATCTGTTGTTGTAAGCCTACTAATTGGTTTTGATTATTGTTTAACACGCCAGCTTGATTAGCTGTTTGCAAAGCAGGAAGTGTTTCCATTATGTCTGCTGAAGACACACCAAGCCCTTGCATACTACCCATGAATGATTTCATAGTTTCAGGATCAAAACGTCCTTCAGCAGCAGCTTGCTGTGCAGCTAACATACCACCCATCATTCCCTTTTCTCGTTGCTGTCTTTGCTCTTGTTGACGCATAAGTGCAGGAGCTTGACCTATATTACGAGCAGCTTCTTCTAACCCTTTTTGATAAGTAGGGTTAAGGAGACCTTGTAAAAATGTTTGTGAAAATTTAGCCATTATTTTGTTTCTCCTTACTAGAAAGGCAACTCTATATCTTTAAACAAGTCTAAAAGAGGCGTAACGTAACCATCTTCTGCATTACCTACGGGACTCAACATACCGCCTAACAAACTTGTACCAAGACCACCAAGCAAGTTAGCTCGTGCCTGTTCTGAAATTAGTCGTGCCTCAAGACCACTCATCATAGTCTCACCGTACTGACCAGCACCGTACAACTGACCCTGCTGTTGCATCTGTGGGTAAAGCTGTGAAGCTTGTTGTACATTAAGCATTTGTGCTTGTGGCATATACGCACCTGACAGGGCACCTAAGTTAAGCTGTTGCTGTGCTTGTTGTAATCCAGTTGCTGCACCGTAAGCTTGTTGACCAAAACCTAACGACTCAAAAGCACGACGCTGTTGTGCATCTCGCATAGCCCCTTCAGCCAGTGCTAGGTTACTTCCTAGTCCAGCAAACTGAGAACCTAATGCTGCTTGTTGTTGTTGCTCTGCTTGTGCTTGTTGCATAGCCATCAAGGATGCTTGGTTCTGAGCTTCTGCTTGTGCCTTAGACAAAGCAAACTGCTCTTGTGTACCGCCATACATATTAGTCTGTACACCTAAACGTCCTTGATTAAACAAACGCTCTTCTAAAGCTAGTCGTTGTCGTTCTTCTTCAGGTGCTTGCATAGCCCTTAGACGATTATAAACATCAGTCTCACGACCAGCCATAGGTAAACCTGCTTGACCCATGAACATACCGCCTAAATCTGCGGCACCTTGAGCTAATAACTGCTGAGTATTGATACCGTAAGGGTTGTTAACAAGCTGTTCATTACCTCGGTCTAACGCAGCTTGTGCGCCAAATCTAGTTTCGTTTAGTCCTAAAGTACCGCCTGCAAAGCCTGTCTGAGCCTGTCTAAGCAGTTCATTCTGTATGGCTTGCTCTGTACCGCCTAACGTATTAGTAACATTAGTACCTAGAATGTTTCCGTTAGCATCCATTGTAGGCGTAGCACCAAACTGTGACCCAGTAGAAGAAGTAACAGTAAAAGGTTTAAACTTAGACATACCTATAGCATCTTGAGCAAGACCCATAGAGCCCGGTATTTGTTGTCCACCTACTTCAGTACCTAAGATAGACTCTGTACCAATGTCGCTTAATCTATTATAAGCAGCACCTGTAAGAAGTCCTCCACCAATGGCAGTACCTGCCCCTAATAATTCAGCTAATGTCATATTGTTTTACCTAATAGTGCTAATACGTTCATTTCCTGTATAGACAAAGCAAAGCCGTTAATGTCTGTCTCAAGGCCCACGTTAATTACAGATCCATACCCTGTAGTGTTTAGTGAAGTCCTGCTTATAGTAATTCCTTCAGCAGAAAAGTCAGAGTCAGTATATTCAGACTGACCGTAAAAACCGGGAGTATCACTGCTTGTCCTAAAAGTACTAGAACTAGTATCTTTTGAAAAATCATAAGCCCACTTAAGGAAAATATCTGAATTGTTTCCTCCAAGCAAAGTAGGTCTAATCTTTTTTAACATCTTAATTTTTGCTGGATCACCAAACGTAAGACCCGGGCTAAAGTACCTAAATCGGTAAGACTTTCCGTTGTCTCTATAGTTGTCATACTTACCTAAACCATCTACACACCCTATGTATATGTCTCCGTTCCTGTCTCTTTGAAACGACTTAAAGTCTACACTAGGCCAACGAGTAACTCTGTACGCTCCGTTCTCTAGCGTTGCTCTTATGTCAAAACAGTACACTAAACTAAGATCAGCAAAACACAAAAGATAAAAGTAGTTCTCAGGGCTATAAACAGTACTAACAGGCGTAGCAGTAGCTAGTGTATTAGCAATCAACTCTTGCTTTATGTTTCTGCTCAAGTCAGTAATAGGTAGAGACTTTTCTTGTATAGTTCTACCTAGTCCTCTTAGACCTGTAGGAGTTAAAAATAAAATATCTGTTCCTATGTCTTGTATACTGTTTCTGTCTACACAACCTACACCAGCAATGGTGTCATGAATAGCCATAGATGCAGGACTGTCTGCTCCACTGTAAACAATTATGTTATTCTCACCAAAGACAATAAGAAAGTTATTGTGTGCGGCAAGAGCTACAACTTTATCAAACCCATTAGGCCATGCCTTAGCTACATCTATAGATCCGCTAGAGCCTCCAGTAAATGCGTTACCGTTTAACAAGTCAGACCAGTAAATAACACTGTCATTAGTAGCATTACCTACAACAAACAACCTACCATAAGCAGCAAGAACTTCATTAGCTTTAAACGTGGCGTTAGTGGCACCACTGTTGGCTACTGTAAATGTTCTCAATCCAGTTGCGTTATCGTAAACTAACGGATCGTAACCACGCTGAAAGAAATAAGCCTTATCATTAAAGTTAACAATCTTCCAATCGTTAGCTGTAATTGTGTATGACCCCGGCGTAGCATCTACCAGTGTCGTAGTGCCTGTCATAATCTTATTGTTACCAGTACTAAAGATTACTTCGTTGTTTGCACTGTCATAAAACTCGTGTATCTTATGTAGGTAGTCTGTACCTAGTACCGTTTTGTTTGTAGTTAAAACAGTGTTACCTTTACGTGAAGCTAAACGACCACGCCTGTCAATGATAGCGTTATCAGCAACTTCTGCAAAAGCAGTATCCTGTGCTATAGGAGAATCCTCAGTGTTGATCCCCATAAAAGCAGGAGCAACTAAGTTAATACTCTGTAGTGGCTGGGCCAT